GTACTTTGAAGCCTATGGCAGCAGTACAAGCACGTGTTCATTATGCGATGAAACAGGAGTTTAAACTTCTAAAAGTACTAATGGCGGAATATGCCCCTACAGAATATGCTTACCAGCCAACAAGGGGTGAAGTAAGCGCACGTCAGGCTGACTATAATATGATTGACGTTATCCCTGTGTCGGATCCCAATAGTTCTACTATGGCACAGAGAGTGGTGCAGCACCAAGCAGTGCTTCAAATGGCTCAAGCTGCACCACAAATATACGATTTACCCCAGTTACACAGGCAAATGATAGAAGTATTAGGGGTAAAAAATGCTGATAAGATAGTTCCAACTAAGGATGATATAAGACCAACAGATCCTATCAGTGAAAATATGTCTGCATTAACGGGTAGACCCATGAAAGCGTTTATTTATCAGGATCACGATGCCCATATAGAAACGCACATGTCTTTTTTACAAGATCCTATGGTTGCCCAAATGGTAGGTCAAAACCCACAGGCAAAGCAGATTATGGCTTCTTTACAGGCACATATAGCTGAACATCTTGGGTTTAAGTATCGTAAGGATATAGAAGAAAGGCTTGGGGTTGAATTACCTTCACCTAATGAAGAGCTACCTGAAGAGATAGAGGTTAACTTGTCAAGGCTTGTAGCTACAGCAGGTAAACAGCTCACTCAGGCACATATGCAGCAAGCAGCGCAAAAAGAGGCACAAAAGAAAGCCCAAGACCCTGTAATCCAGATGCAGCAGCAGGAACTGCAGATAAAAGCACAGGAAGTGCAGCGAAAATCACAAAAAGATGCTATGGACATGCAGCTTAAACAAGGAGATCAGCAGCTCAAACAGGCAGAACAAGTTCGAAAGAACATGAAAGATAAGACTGACGCAGCACTGGAAGCAGAAAAAATAAACGTTGATAAGTCTGAATTGGCTGTAAATGCTAAACAGCAAGGCATAAAAATAGCTGCAGATAAGATAGATAAGGATAATAAATTAGATATGGAGATATTTAAAACCTTAAATCCAGGCAATAAAGGTAATAATAAAGAAAATAAAGGTGAATAATGGCTAAAACCGTCTTTGACGTGCTAAAAGAGAAACTCGAAGCTGATAAAGCTTCTGCACAAAATTTTCTTGGTGGTGGGGGAGCAAAAGACTTCTCTCAATACAAGGAAGCGACTGGCTTGATCCGAGGTCTAGAAGCTGGTCTGTCTTATATAGAAGACCTCTCGCGCAATTATATGGAAGGTGACGATGACTGAAGTAATAAAATTAACAGACGAAGAATTAGAAGTACAATTACCTCGACCCGTTGGGTATCGAGTGCTTATAGCATTACCTGATGTTGAAGAAACTTTTGAAAATACTAAAGTTTTAAAAACAACAACAGAAATGCGTAACGAACATGTTATGTCTATAATAGGTCTTGTTGTAGACATGGGAGATCAGGCTTATCAGGATACCGATAGGTTTGGGGATACTCCTTGGTGCAAGGTAGGCGACTATGTAATGTTTCGTGCCAATAGTGGTACGCGATTTAAGGTAGATGGCAAAGAATATCGTTTAATGAACGATGATTCTGTAGAAGCTGTCGTAGCAGATCCTCGCGGAGTAGCGAGAGCAATTTAAGGAAAATATAAAATGGCATTTCAAAAAGTAGAATATAACTTTCCCGATGAAGAAAGTAAAAAGCCCGATATTGAAATTGAAGATTCAAGTGCAGTAGAGATTGATGTATCAGGCAAAAAAGAAAGTTTAGAGGATGAACAAAAAAGCAGTAAACCAGAAGATAAAGGAAGCAAAGAAACTTCGCCTAAGAGTGAGCTTGAAGTTGAAGTTGTCGATGATACGCCAAAAGCTGACAGGAATCGTAAAGCTTCTGAACCACCAGAGGATCTTACTGATGAAGAACTTGATGATTATTCCGAAAAAGTTCGTAAGCGCATTCAGCACTTTAGTAAAGGTTATCACGATGAGAGGCGGGCAAAAGAAACAGCGTTCAGGGAAAGAGAAGAGCTAGAACGTTTTGCTAAATCTTTGCAAGAAGAGAATAGTAAACTAAAAGGTAGTGTTAACAAGAATCAGACAGCATTACTTGAACAAGCTAAGAAAACAGCATCCGCAGAGCTTGAACAGGCTAAAAAAGCATATAAAACCGCTTATGAAGCTGGAGACGCAGATGCTGTTGTAGCAGCACAGGAAAGTTTAACCAATGTTAAGATAAAGACTGACAAGTTAAATAATTTTAAATTACCGTCTTTACAGAACAAAGAAACTCCTGTAGAACAGAAAGTAAGTAGTCCACAAGTAGACCAACGTGCGGTTGATTGGGCTAAAAAGAATACTTGGTTTGGTACAGATGACGAAATGACAAGTCTGGCACTGGGCCTACATAATAAACTCGCAAAGCAAGGTATAGACTTGCAGAGTGACGAATACTACGAGGCTATAGATGCCCGTATGCAGCAACTCTTCCCAGATAATTTTGAGGGGGTTGCAGAACCAGAGGCTGGAAAGCCAAAACGACAGGCGAATGTGGTTGCCCCCGCTACGCGGAGCATGGCCCCTAAAAAGGTTAAATTAACGCAAACACAAGTAGCCATAGCGAAAAGGCTAGGAGTGCCGATTGAATTATACGCCCAAAAGGTTGCAGAAGAAATGAGGAAAGATAATGGCTGAAAATCGAATAAACCGAGAACTTGAGACCCGTGAAAAGACACCACGTAAAAAATCTTGGCAACGTCCTGAAGTTTTACCTTCACCGACACCACAAGATGGATATACGTACCGTTGGATACGGACAAGTACGCAAGGTCAAATAGATCCTACCAATGTCTCCTCAAAATTACGTGAAGGTTGGGAACCTGTAAGAGCAGAAGATCATCCAGAAATAACGTTAGTTACTGTAGAAAATGAAAAGTTTGCAGACAACGTTATAATAGGTGGTTTAATGTTGTGTAAGGCTCCGCAAGAACTAGTAGATGAGCGTACCGACTATTATAAACAGCAGACGGACAATCAGATACATTCTGTAGACAACAACCTCATGCGAGAAAACGACCCTAGAATGCCGATATTTAATGATCGGAAGTCAAAGGTCACTTTCGGAAAAGGTAATTAATTTTAATTTTTTGGAGATAAATCATGGCTTATCCAACTATAGATGCCCCTTATGGGCTTGTACCTGTTGGTTTGATTGGTGGTCGTCCTTACTCAGGCGCTACTCGACTAATGAAAATAGCTAGTAACTACGGCACAGCTATTGGAAAAGGCGATCTAGTAAAACGCGTAAATGACGGAACTATTGAACGTGACGGAAGTACATCCGCTTTACCAGCTACTGGCACATTAGGTGTCTTTATGGGCTGTCAGTATACTGACCCCAACACTAGTCAGTTAACATTCAGCAATTCATATCCTGCTAGCACTGTTGCTAGTGATATTCACGCATATGTTGCTGATGACCCTGATCTAGTAATGAAAGTAGCTATATGCTCTTCAGGTACAACAATGGCAACATTGGGAAGAACTGCGATTGGTAATAAAACAGCTATCATTAGTAATACATTAACTACTACTAATGGGCGGTCAAAGTTAGCTGCTAATAACAGTGTAGCTACAACTTCGACACTACCACTTCAAATTATTGACGTAGTTGATAGCACAGCGACTGGAAGCGATACCTTTCAAGAACTGTTAGTTATATTTAGTACACATACTGATAATGGTAGTAACGTGTTCATTGGTGGACATGCCTATCGTAACCCAGTTGGCATATAGAGGAGATAAATAATGGCTATTTCACGCGCACAACTCCTTAAAGAACTACTTCCTGGCTTGAACGCATTATTCGGTTTAGAGTATGCAAAGTACGGTGAGGAACATAAGGAAATTTTCGAATCAGAAAGTTCTGACCGTTCTTTTGAAGAGGAAACTAAGCTATCAGGCTTCTCCGCAGCACCAGTCAAAGACGAAGGCTCTGCCATCGAATACGACAATGCTCAAGAAGCTTTCACAGCTCGCTATAACCACGAGACAATCGCAATGGGCTTTTCAATTACTGAAGAGGCTATCGAGGATAACTTGTATGATTCTTTATCATCTCGTTATACTAAAGCGCTTGCCCGTGCTATGGCATACACAAAACAGGTTAAAGCAGCTTCTATTTTGAATAATGCTTTTGACTCTGGTACTACTTATGGAGATGGAGTGGAGCTTTGTTCTACTGCGCATCCGTTAGTTTCAGGTGGTACTAACTCTAATGAGCCATCAACTGCGGCTGATCTTAATGAAACTTCTTTGGAAGCGGCTATTATTCAGATTGCAGGTTGGACAGATGAGAGAGGACTTCTTATCGCAGCAAAGCCTAAGAAGTTAATCATTCCAGCAGATCTACAGTTTGTTGCAACTAGGTTGCTTCAGTCTGAAGGTCGGGTCTCTACAGCAGACAACGATATTAATGCTCTACGTAGCATGAGTGCTGTTCCTGACGGTTGGGGTGTAAATCATTATCTAACTGATACTGACGCATGGTTCATGCTAACAGACGTACCTAACGGTCTAAAACACTTTACACGTAGTGCAATGTCTACATCTATGGATGCTGACTTTGATACAGGTAATAGCCGATATAAGGCTAGAGAGAGATATTCTTTCGGTGTATCTGATCCATTAGGAATTTTTGGCTCACCAGGAGCTTAAAGTTTGCTAAATTAAAAAAGTAAAAGGGTGGCTTGCGGGTCACCCTTTTTTACATTATACTACAAATATAAATCAACTTGACAGTTATATAATGTAGCTGACAATAGCCAAGACAAGGAGATTCTCACATGGCTAATACAACGTTTAAAGGGGCGGTACGCTCTGAAAACGGTTTTAAGACCGTTACTAAAAGTAGTACTCTAGGTACTTATACCGAGTACTCAAATATGAACTCATCAGGTAATTTATACTTAAAAGGTGGTTCTCATTTACAATATGCTGCTGCTACAGGTTATGGTCCTTCCGATTTAGTTATCGGTAAAGGTGGTAGTCAATACGGAACAGCTAACCCTTGGGCAGAAAGTTCAACCCAATTATTCCCACTAGGAACTATACTTATTTATGGTAATAATGTTTATCGTTATGGTTTGAATGGTGGTACTGCTATTACCGCAGGGAAACTTGTTGCACATCAAGCTCAAGATTCAAACCACTTAAACATGACTGCTACTTCTGCTGTTAGTGCAGGAGAAACAGCTATATCTGTGGAAACAGGCGGTAATGATTTAACACTTAATGAGTACGCTGATGGCTATTTATGGGCAAATGATGTTAATGGTGAAGGTCAGACAATGAGGGTAAAATCTAACCCTGCACATGACCATTCAGCAGACCCTAGTGTTGTGATAACAACTTATGACCCAGTAGCAACAGCCTTGACAACAAGTTCTCAACTTTCTTTAGTCCATAACCCATATTCGCAAGTTGTTGTTGCTCCTACAGCAGAAGCAGGAGCAGTTATGGGTGCTACTGTTATTGACACGACAGCAGATTACTATGCTTGGTTTACAGTATCTGGCCCACAGGCGTTGTTGACAGAAGGAACTCTAGTTGTTGGACATAATTGCATGAGATCAGATTCTACGGCAGGAGCTGTTGAGCCAAGTTCAGGGTCAACACTTGTTAATATTGGACAAGTTATGGCTGTTAACGCTACTACAGAATATTCCCTTGTTTGGATGAATCTTCAATAATAATCAGGTGGGGTGAAAGCCCCACTTTTTCAAAATAGGAGATATAAATGGCGATTTCAGATGTAAAAGTGTTAACCATATCGGATGTAAATGCTGCCGATGCTGATCGGTTGGTTACTGCGGCAAGACCTAATACTTCCGCAACTATGGCGAATACTACACATGCAGGTGGTGCAGCTAGGAATGTTACAGTAACAACATCAGGTACAAGTGATAACGCTAAGACTTGTACTATTACAGGAACAGATGTTTTTGGTGATTCTATGACGGAAGTTATAACTTCAACTAGTTCAGCAGAAACAGTTGCTGGCGCTAAGTACTTTTTAACAGTGTCCGCAGTTGAATGTTCTGCTCAGTATGCTGGTAATATAACAGTGGGTTCAGGTTCACTTTGCGCACAAGCTGTATTAGGAAGTAATAGGATAAGATTAAAGGGTATGAATATTGTTTCTGGAGGTACAGCAGGTACGGTATCATTTTATGATGGCGCTCCTGAAGATGGAACAGTACTCTTTACTACTAGGACTATTGGTACTGCGAATACAAATATTGACAGGACAATACCTGAAAATGGTGTTTTGTTTGCTAGTGGTATGACTGTACAATATACTTTAGACGTTACTGATATGTTAACTGTATTTTACGGGTGAGAACATGGCGAGTAGACAAGCATTTTTAATAGATTTAGCACGTCAAGGTGATGAAGAAGCTAAAGCAGATTTATTCAAAGAGTTCCCAACTGCGTATAGAAATGAGTTTGGAACTATAGAAATTGGAAATAAAGCAGGGGGTAGAGTTAAAGCATATAAAAAGGGTGGCCTTGCTAGGAAAAAACGATCTATAGCCAGAGGTTGCGGTGCAGTTATGGGTGGTAGACGAAAGAAAACGTTATATATTTAGGAGATAATTATGGCAAATTTAAAGATGGTTCAGGTAGGTACAAATGTACATGATGAACCCGTTTACAATGTTATGGATGAAAATGACAAACTTGTAAAAACTACTATATTTACTGAAGCAGAAGCATTAACAATGATATCAGGAGTAGAAGAATCCGCTCCTGTTGAAGAAGCAGAAGAAATAATTGAAGAAGTAGAAGCAGTTATTGAGGAAGTAGAAGAACTAGAAGAAGTAGCGACTCCAGAACCCGAAAATTCTCGTGAAGTACCTAATCATTCCTATAAAAACATGACTAAGACGCAGTTAGAAGCTTTTATGAGAGGACATGGTGTAGAACTAGATAGGCGTAAGTCTAAAAGTGACCTATTAGAGCAGGTTGATGGATATTTTAAAGGGTATTTTAACATATAGGAGTTAAGAAATGGCCACAGATAAAAACAAAAGTGTTGATGAATTACTAGCAGAATACTTTGCAAGAGAACAAGGACGTGAAGGTAGAGAACGTAACTTAAAAGATATTGTTACTGCAAAGGGCGTAGACTACGGTATGAAAACACGTAAAGGCCAAAAACCTGGAAAATCTGGTCACACAGATATGAAGAACAAGTTATACAGAAATAGAATACGGATGGCAAAAGATAAACAATTAATAGATGATTATGGTGAAGACGCTATGATGGCTAGAGGTTTCTTGGGTCATGCTGAAGACACAGAAAAAGTAAAAGTTCCTCCAATTAGACCACGTCCTAAACCTACACCAAAAAGACGAACATACAACCCACAAGACCCAAGTGAGATACTTGTAGGTAGTGGAAGAGGTGAAAGAGGTATGCCGCCAAGACCAATCCCTCCAGGGGATAAGCCAGACCCAATCCCTCCAAGACCAAAACCAAGACCAAGACCAGACCCAGGAAATTACCCTTTTAAAAAAGGCGGTAAAATAAAATCTTACAAAAAAGGTGGTAAAGTTAGAGGAGCAGGTATTGCTAAAAGAGGCACAAGAAAGTGTAAAATGAGGTAACACATGGCTACTTCGGGGACTACAGCGTTTGACATGGACTTCGCGGAAATCGCTGAAGAAGCGTGGGAACGTGCTGGTCGTGAAATGCGGTCTGGATATGATCTAAGGACTGCCCGTAGGTCTATGAATTTATTGACTATTGAATGGCAAAATAGGGGTTTAAACCTATGGACTATTGATAGTGGAACTCAAACTCTTACAGCAGGTACATCCCAATATACCCTACCTGCGGATACTATAGACCTGCTAGATCATGTTATTAGAACAAATGCAGGTAATACAACAACTCAATCAGATCTTGTGATAAGTCGTATAGGGGTAAGTAGCTACGCTGCTATCCCAAATAAGTTAACACAAGGTAGACCTCTTCAGGTATGGATCGAAAGATTACAAGCTGCCCCCAAGATAAACCTTTGGCCTGTACCTGATGATTCTACTACATATACATTTGTGTATTGGCGACTACGAAGAATAGAAGACGCAGGTGATGGTGTAGAAACGGCAGATATGAATTTCCGTTTTTTACCTTGTCTAGTAGCAGGATTAGCATACCATATAGCTATGAAAGTACCTGAATTAGTAACCAGAATAGATATGCTAAAAGCAGTTTATGATGAGCAGTACAATTTAGCGGCAGGTGAAGACAGAGAAAAAACGTCTGAACGTTTTGTGCCACGAGTAGGAAGGATATAATGGTTACTGCATTTACTTCCAGTCAAAAAGTAATAGCTGAGTGTGATATTTGTGGATTTCGCTACAAACTCAGAGAGTTACGTAGTTTAGTTAAACGAGGTACTGATACAAATTTAAAAGCATGCCCTGAATGTTGGAATGGAGATCATCCACAAAATAAATTGGGTATGCGTCCTGTACGTGATCCTCAAGCAGTACGTAACCCACGTCCTGATTTTGTTGGTTATCCAAGTAGTAGAAATACACAGTGGGGGTGGGGGCCTGTTGGGGATGGTAAAAATTTATATAGTTTAAGACCAAGTAACCTACAAGCGACTAGCGCTGTAGGAGACGTAACAATAACAACTAGCTAGGAGATAAATATGCCAAAAGTTGGAAATAGACATTTCAGTTATGATAAAAAGGGCCGTAAAAAAGCAAAAGATCATGCTAAAAAAACGGGAAAAAAGGTAGAGTATTCTGGTGGTGGGGGTATTAAGATTCGTGGTACTGGGGCTGCAACAAAAGGATTACGTGCTAGAGGGCCAATGGGGTAGACAGTGAACTATAGTGATCTAAAAACAAATATCGAGGACATCTGTGAAACC